ATGTTTGCGTCTTCTCCTGAGTTTGCGCGATTTTTGCCTCGTGGTGAAGAGGACGTACAAGCGGCGTCACAGGCTACGGATTTGGTAAATTTTGCGATTAATCAGGATAACGCTGGTTTTCGTGTGCTTCATAATTGGTTTAAGGATGCTTTGCTGTTTAAGCAGGGTGCAGTTAAGTTTTACTGGCATGAGACTGATACGACGGTCAACGAGACGTACGAAGACTTAACTGAAGACGAGCTTACTTTGCTGGTCAATGACCCAGCTATTGAGATTGTTTCTCAGGATATGACTGAGATTGGCATGGTTGATCCTAATGGTGCTGAAATGCCTATGGAGCGCAAATTTAGCGTTGAGGTAAAGCGATTAACCAAGTCTGGCGCAGTTAAGATTGACAATGTACCGCCTGAGGAACTCATATTTAGTCGCCGCGCAACATCGCTTGAAGATTGTTCGTTTATTGCACATAGGACGCTTGTTCGCGCTGGCGACTTGATAGAACAAGGGTATGACCCTGATATTGTGTTGCGTTATGCTGGGTATGACGACTTGGATGACGAGGCAGAGCGACAAGCACGATTTGAAGAGATTGAGTCAGGCGATAAGTTTGAAAGCGCTGATCCGACCATGCGTGAGGTTTTGGTAACGGAAGCGTATTTACGCGCTGATTATGATGGGGATAACATCCCTGAATTACGCAGAGTTGTAGCCTTAGGTGACGGCGTTGAAGTCCTTGAAAACGAACCTTTCGATCATATTCCTTTTGCATTGCTGTCACCTATTTTAATGCCGCACCGTATGGTAGGTCGTTCCGTTGCTGAAATGGTGATGGATTTGCAGATGATTAAGTCAACTGTAATGCGTCAGATGTTGGATAACTTGTATCTAACGAATAACTCACGAGTGGGCGCTGTTGAGGGTCAGGTAAACTTAGACGATTTACTTTCGTCGCGTCCGGGCGGCATTGTGCGTATGAGAGCGCCGGGTATGGTGCAAGCTTTAAACGTGCCTCAGATTGGCAATTCTGCCTTTGCGATGTTGGAGTATGTCGATCAGGTACGTGATCAGCGTACTGGTTTTTCCAAGGCGTCTATGGGGTTAGACCCAAATGCGTTGCAAAGTACAACGGCAAGTGCGGTTAATGCGACGATCCAAGGGGCGCAGCTAAAGATAGAAATGATTGCTCGTGTATTCGCTGAAACAGGGTGTCGTGATTTGGCAAAGGGCGTTTTGCATTTGTTGCAGAAGCACCAAGACAGTGAGCGTGTTATTCGTATTCGTGGCGAGTTTGTTGCCATTGATCCACGCGAGTTTGCAAACGGTTTTGATCTAAGCATTGAGGTAGGTCTGGGCAATGGTCGTGAAGACGAAAAGATGTCCATGTTGGCGCAGATAGCTGGTAAACAAGAGCAAATTATGGCGCAACTTGGGGCAAACAATCCTGTTGTGAAGCCTAGCCAGTATGTAAATACGTTAAAGCGTATTGCTGAAATGGCTGGTTTTAAGGACACGGAACAATTCTTTGCTTCTGGTGAAGAGATAGATGCGGCGTTAGCACAACAGGCACAAGCACAGGCGCAAGACGCATCTGCTGGCATAGAGCAAGCCAAGTTGGAAGCTGAGATTGCGTTGAAGCGTGAGAAAATGCAAGCTGAGTTGGCGCTTGAGCGTGAGAAAATGCAAGCAGAATTAGAGCTACGTCGGTTTGAACTTGAGGCAGAGTTAAACCTACGCCAGCAAAAACTCGCTTTTGGCGGTAATGTTTCGGACAACTTGCCAAGAGTATGAGCGATTTAATTGATGAACAACATCGAGGGGCAAGAGCCGCTTCGATATTACGCGAGCCTTTAGTCATAGAGGCTTTTGAGGAATTACGGAAAACGTATGTCAATGGATGGTCAGGAAGTGATCCCAGCGACACCGATTTTCGTGAGCAGTGTTTCCATTTGTTGAAAGCGTTAGAAGCTTTCGAACAGCATTTTGAGAGCGTCGTGCAGACAGGCAAGATGGCCTCTCAGCAAATGGAAGCGCTGCGAAAATAAACTCAAACAAATTGGAGATTTAATATGTCTGGTACTCAAAGCGAATCCAGTCTTTCGCAGCATGACGCTGTAAATTTACTTTTGGACACTCAAGCCCCTGAACAGGCAAGCGAAGAGGTACAAGAGCCAACTGCCGAAACTGAAGTAGAGGCACCCGAAACCGAAGAGATTGAAGTTGAAGCCGTCGAGCAAGACCAAGTTGAGACTGAAGTTGAAGAGGTAGAGGACGATGGTGAAGAGGTCGAGACTATCGACACTTATGCTGTCAAAGTTGATGGTGAGGAAGGTGAGGCAACGATTGATGAACTCATCAAGTCATATCAGCTAGAAAAAACCGCTCAGAAAAGACTACAAGAAGCTGCTGAACAGCGTAAGGCTGTTGATGCAGAGAAAGCGTCTACTGAGGAAGCTCGTAAGCAATACGAGCAAGCCCTTGAGGTTATGTCTCAACAACTACAACAGGCTACCCAGCCTAAGGATGATACCTACTGGAATAATCTGTATGAGAATGACCCACTAGAATACGTCCGGCAACGCGATCAAGAGCGTGATGCACAAGCCAAGCAGCAAGCTGTTCAGGCAGAGCAATTACGCATGAGACAAATCAAAATAGCTGAAGAGCAAAAGAAGCTTTTGGAATTAGTTCCAGAGTGGAAAGACCCTGAAGTTGAAACACGAGAAAAGGCGGCTATCGCTGCTTATGCTCAAACTAAGGGTTGGACGACTGAAGAGCTTGGTAACGCTATTGACAGTCGTTACGTTGATTTGATGCGTAAAGCCTATCTTTATGACAATTTGCAGTCGCAAAAACCGATGGCAAAGAAGAAAGTAAAGACGGCACCCAAGATGGTAAAAAGTGGTCAACCTAAGATGAAGGGCGACTCTGCAACAGAGAGAAAGCGTAAGGCTTTTGATAAACTCAAGAAAACAAACAGTCGTGATGCGGCTGTTGAATTTCTTTTAACTCGCTAACTTAAAGGAGGCCAATTATGGCTACATATCTTAATTCCAATGCTATTGGAGAAAGAGAAGACTTAAGCGATGTGATTTACCGCATTAACATTTGATCGGTGCGGTCTAAACTGGGTGAACTGCTGGAACCCTAAGTTCTACGGAATAAGGCAATCAGCATCCAAGCTATCTACACAGCGATAGAAGGTTCAGAGACTACCTGAGAGGTTAGACCTCTTAATAACAGGCTAGAGCGCCCAGCGCTGCGAGTACATTTGCCTCGTGGTGATGATATAGTCCAATCCTCACTGAAAAGAGAGAGGGAATGCGATCCCGACGAAACTCCACTAGTTTCAAATGCACAGAAAGAGACCACAAAAGGTATCTTTCACGAATGGCAAGTCCAAGAGCTTGCTGCGGCAGTCGATACCAATTCGGCTAGTGAAGGTGCTGACTATTCATACGTCAACCCATCCGCAACAACACGTCTTGGAAACTACCACCAAATCGCAGTCCAGGCGGCTTCAGTATCTAACACACTAGATGTTGTAGACAAAGCTGGGCGCGATAAGGAAACTGCGTTAACCATACACTAGCGTAGTATAAACTGGGTGAATTGCTGGGAAGCCTAAGTCCTTCGGGATAAGGTAATCAGCAGCGAAGCCTCTAACGAGGAACGTTCAACGACTATCCGCAAGGAGTACACTCAAGCGAGTGGAAGCGCCCAGAACCGTAATGGTTATGATATAGTCTGGTCTTCATAGAAATATGAAGCGGTTCGAAAGAACGGATTAGGAAGTAGCGCTCCTAATTGAACACAACGATGTTAAGGTACTTAAAGGTATCGAGCAACGTAGAGACATTGAGAAATCATTGTTCAAAAACGAAGCTCGTTCAGCGTCAGAACCACGTAAAGCTGCAAAGCTAATTACATGGATCACTAACGTTGATGCGCCAGCAGATATGGCTGCTGCTACTGGTGACGGTAGTGACGTGGCTGACCTTACTGGTACTGCTGCAAGCTTAACACTTGCAAAAATAGACGCTGCAATGCTTGCTGCGTACAACGATGGTGGCGCACCAAACATGTTGCTTATGTCACCAACTAACAAAACGAACTTCTCAGGTCTGTCATCTGGTTCGGTTGCAACAAACCAAATCACATACACAGCGCCACGAGAAGCGGCGATTGTTGGTTCAGTGTCACTTTATTTGTCAGATTTTGGCGAATTGGCTGTCACTGTTGACCGTCAGTGTCCAAACTCAGAAATGTATCTGATTGACACAGATTACGTATGTATCGGTTCACTACCGGGTCGTATGTTTAGCGTATCTGATGTTGCCCCCACAGGTGACGCAACCAAATTCGCTATCGTGTCTGAGTACACATTGATCGTTAAAGCGCCTAAAGCACATGGTGCTGTGATCGGTCTTGACGGCTCATAAGCCTACTTAAACTAACCTATGAGGGGTGGCTTCGGCTGCCCCTTTTTACATTGAGGTAAACATGAAGAAGCTACTTACTGCTGATCCACTTACAGGCAAGAAAACTTACTTTCACGGTGAAGCTGATGGCAATTATGTGTCAACAGAACAGCCAGTAGATAACATCCTAGACGCTGCCAAAGACGAAGCTAATGACTGGCGCTATGGTGATTTAATGGGGAATACCCAAAAGCACAAACAGAAGGTCGGGGAGATCCCGGCTGTAATTTATTATGATTTGCTCAAGAAATTTGGACAACCAAGGGATAACCCTAAGGAATGGCTAAAGTGGCTTGAGGAAAACAAAGGTTTCAAAGCAACAGGTGGTAAACTGGTCTAATGGCTATTTCATCTTATACTGAGTTACAAACATCCATCGCTAACTTCTTGGCGCGTGATGATTTAACGTCAGTTATACCCGATTTTATACAACTCGCCGAAGCAAGAATGTCGCGTGAGCTAGATACACGTTCTCAGGAAAAACGTGCGA